GTTCTTGACCACGGCTTCCGTCGTCCGCTCGGGCGCGGCGGGTTGCTTTATCTGCATGAGCACCTGCTCCAGCGTCGGCACGGCAGCGGCGAAAAGCACCCCGTAGCCAGCGAGCTGCCAGTTAAACTCGGCCGCGTCCACGACTTCGTAGCCGCGCTTCAGATCGACGATCACGCCTGTCTTCAGGTCTGGCGACACCGCGCTGACATCGAGGTGTCCGGTCAGCTCGATATGGGTATGGGTTTCGAGCACCCCTGTCTGGTTTACGAACTGCACCGGAATGCGAAGCGGAAACACGCGCTTCATTTCTCGCTCGATGAACAGAGCGTAGTCGCCCGGGATGATTTTCGTGACGGAATTAACATACCAGTCCACCACCCACTCGTCGTAACTTGAGGGCACGAAGCTGGCGGGGATCGTGAGCGGGTCCGGATCGCCGACGGCGCCGAACTCGTCACGCAGGCGGCGGGCTCCGTGGTGGTGACACCAAGAACCCGCCCACTGGACGGCATGGCCCTCGTCGCCGTTGCCCAGCCCTGTGTCGGCGGCGGCATTGACCTTGGCCTCAAGGAGACGCGCTGCGTGGCAGCTAAAAAGCTGGTCGAGGGATGAGCAACGAACGGAGAGCATCGGGTTAGGCGATGACTTCGTAGGCCGCGATGACGTTTAGGAATGTTCCGGGCTTGGTCTTGTGCTCGCGGCGCTCCATGGTCGCGTCGATCAGCGCACCGGCTGAGACGAATTTAGCCAACGGGGCCTCGTAGAACGCCTCGCCAGTAAACTCTTCGCCTTCGAGCTGCGCCTTGGTGAACAGCTTGCCGCCCGACGGAACCTCGACAGCGGACTCCACTGTGACGCGGACCTTTACCGAGTTGGGTGCGGTCGGTGCAGGTGTCTCTGGTGCGGCCGCAGTCGCAGGGTTACTTACACCATCTACGGTCTCTTCCACGATATCGATAGCAGCCTTCGCCGCGTGGGCGGCGGCCGCAGCGGCTCCTCTGGCGCGGCGGGGCTTTGAGCCATCTGTCTCGGGCGACGCCTGCATCCGCTCTTCGAGCCGGGCCACGGCGACATCCGTCGGAGTGACATCAATGATGTCCTGCACTTCCTCCTGTGCGCTCATGCCCATCAGGATGTCGGGCGCATACATGCGGCCGAACAACGTGGCGGCGCGGTAGCGCAGCATCAGGTCGGTCATGATCGGCCATTTGGAGCCGGACTTACCCCACCAGCCCTCCAGCACGGCCATCTCGCAGGAGACCGGCGCGGATTCCAGGCGGTTCTCCGTGGTGCGGGCCGCCTCGGCGAGCGTGCGCTCCCACGAGAAGGCGATACACACCTTGTTAGGCTTGAGCTTCACGCCCTTCACATCGAGCTCGCCGAGGTCGGTGACCTCATAGCGAAGCGGGGTGAATTTTCCGCAGGCATTGATCGCAGCGATGATATACTGGCTGCTCCACGACGGCTTGTTGTGGATGATGTTCAGGTTCTGCATGACCATGATCGGCGAGGAGCCGGTGCGCTGAGCAATGTCGAGCGCGATGGTGCAGTTGGGGATGTTGTTCGCGAACGCAGGCGGAACGAGTGATGATTTCGAGAACATGGCCGCTACTCGCTGGCCGAATTCAAAGCTCGCTACGTCGAAGAAGGAGATCCCAGAGGACGCTCCGATGGTTAGTTGTGTGTTACTCATGTTGATGGGAGAAAGGGTCGTGGATTGAGGCGCCTGCGGGTGTCATTTCCGCTGCCATAAACTTGTCGATGTTGCTTTTCGAGAACGCGGCCGAGCCATCGATGATGCGGGGCGAGAGGAGTTTCTTCTCCTCGTGAGTGCGTGTATTGGAGTTTCTGATACGCCAAAGCGTCGGGCGTGATACGCCCATGTATTCCGCCAGTCCGGAGAGACTCCAGATATAGGCGGAGGCAGTGTTGGTTTTTCTATTCATGTGGTTACTTACACCGTGATCGTAAAAAAAAAATAGCGTTGCTTTAATGGTAAACGATGTGCTGGGATATCGCTATCCAGTCATGGCCGACATGGCCGACCCAGTGGTCATGCATATCCAAGAAGTAAACTACCAATGACTTGGTGTTGTGCTGGTTACTAACACCCCTCTCCAAAAAAAAGCGCAGGCCATCACTATGATTTTTGGTTAGCTTTTCTGTCGCCCTTCTTAACTTTAGCGCCAGCTCGCGTGGCAGACGAACGGCGATCAAGGCCGCGTGCAGCCTCTTCGGTTTCGCGGGCGATTTGGCGGTAGTCTTCAGGCGTGAGTTCGATGTCGCGCGTTTCGTTGGCATAGGCGAGTTCTACGATTTGAGTTAGGGTGAGGTTCTTGTCCCGAGCCGCGCGAACCAAGCGCTGCTTGAGGGTTCTGGAGATCCAGACTCCTACGCAAGCTTTGTCGGCTGCATGTTTATTGGGCATGTGCGTGTGGTGTTAGTAACCGAATTGAACTGCAAGGTTTTTATTTAGAAAACTACTTTTATTTTTTAGACAAGTCCTCGCCGAAAAAAGCACACCCCTGTTCGTGGGTAGCGTATTTCCGGTAGCTTACAAAAAAAGTATCCGCATCACGCTGGCCCATAAGGAGTTTCATTTTGTCAGCGCTTTGCCAAAACGCGCAGCCGTAGGTCGCGTAGCTGTGGCGAAACGCGTTCTGGCCCCAGACGAAATCGCCTTTGGTTTCGCCGCACCGCTTGATGAGCGCCGTCTTTCTGCGCTTCCACGCCACGGCGAGCGGGCCTGATTTAGGCCGATTCTTGAGGACAGGTTTCAGACTCTCCGGAATCCAGTCGATCACGCGGGCGGCGCCCTCTCGGTGCCCCATCTTCGCGACATTATCCGGGATAAAGATCGAGTCGTCCCGCACGTTGCTCCAGTTGAGCCGCTGAATCTCCTCGGTGCGTATGCCGGCGTAGAGCTGGATGGCGACGGCCGGAACCAGTTCCGGAAACTCGGCGCGGCAGATCTTCATGACGTGCGCTGCGTCCTCAAGGGTGAGGATAACCTTCGAGCTCTTGGTGGTGCGCAGCTGGATATCCCGCTTCGCGCCCTGCTTCATGGTGGGGTTGTGCGCGCAGTAGCCGTGGTCGCAGCACCAGGAGAAGAACTGCCGCATGTATTTCAGGAGGGCGTTGTGCGAGTGGGCGGACTCGTATTCGGCGAGCAGTTGTTCCACTGCGTGACGCGAGACGGCCCCGACGTTGGTCAGTGCGGGGAAGTGCTCTTTGAGGATTCGCAGATTGCGAGTGCGCTCGATGCGCGTCTTCGGCCGCAGATCGGCGAAGGTGAGGGTGAACTCGGCCACCGCATCGGCGAGGGGCTTGGCGCGCACCTCGTCGGGGTTGTGCTCGAGGTAGAACCGCACTGCGGTCATGATCGGCACGCCCTTCAGTAGCTCGCGGGCGTAGAGCATCTCATCCACTTCGCGCTGGTTCATCTTCGGAGCAGCCGATTTGCCGCGCAGGATCGACTTGATGTGAGTATCCGCATCCTTTTCGGTCTTGAACCACTTCAGGCTCCCGCGAAAATAGACCTTCCACTTCGTCGGCATCTTGCGCCACGGGCAGAAATGTTTTTTCGGGGAGGACATTAGACCCAAACTAGACCCAGATTCCATGGTCGGCAATGAACTAATCTGAAACATAGGGCTTATTCAGCCCATCTGGTTGAAGTAACCGACTCTCCCTCTGTAAGTGCCACTAGGGCAACAAAAAGCCCCCTCTTTTGGAGGGGGCGAAATGGAGCAGGCGAAGAGACTCGAACTCTCGACGTCCACCTTGGCAAGGTGGTATGCCGTCAGAGGTAAAATCCTTTTTAGACCCAGCCAGACCCAAAGCTTGACAGGCAGTTTTGTAAGACAAAACCAAGGGAGCATGGCTTTCATCAAAGTAATTCTCATCGGAAACCTTACCCGCGACCCCGAGCTTCGGGTCACACCCAAGGGCTCCTCAATCGCTCAATTCGGCGTCGCCGCTAACAAGAAGTGGACCGACGCCGCTGGCGCGGAACACGAGGACGTGTGCTTCGTCGACGTAGAGGCATGGGGAAAATCCGCCGACAACATCACCAAGTTCTTTTCCAAGGGTAAATCCATCTACATCGAGGGCTCGCTCAAACTCGACACTTGGGACGACAAGACCACCGGCGCCAAACGCTCGAAGCACAAGATCGTGCTGGAGAAGTTTGAGTTCATCGGCGGACGCGAGGCTAGTGCGCCCCCCGAACAGGCCGCCGCTCCCCGCCCCGCACCCGCTCCGCGTCAGGGCGCTCTCCCTGGCGTGCCTGCGCCGCAGGAGAATAACGAAGACGTGCCGTTCTAATGCGTAAATCTATCAACTTCTGGCGCGCCTTCGCGGATCATCCTCCCGCGCTCATCCGCCTCTACGCTCGTCGCCGCAATGGCCGCACCGTTGAGGCCATAACCGCCGAGGAGATAGCCATTACCTCGGGCATACCGCTTTCGCGCGTGCAGGAGATTTCGGCGAAGGTGGAATGGGAGGGCGTCTCCCTCGCCGAGGCCGAGCGCTTTTGCGCAGGAGCAAACTTCGACCCGACCTCCGCCAAGGACCGCAACCGTGAACGAGCCTATAACCTAAAATGTCATCAGAACCGTCCGAGATTCCAATGGCTGAAGCGCCACCCGCGTTTCGTGTCCGAATTCCTTCCGCTCATCGTCGCGTTGAAGAACTCCCCCCCGGGGTCCTCACCCACCTCCCTGGCGCCGGTATTCCACACGACGAGCTAACGCCAGTCCTACTCCGCGACAAATGCTTCCAGACCCTTCTCAAGAAATTCCGCCAAGCAGAGGACATCAACCTGCCGACGGGGCGAGAACTCGACCGTCAGTGGCACAAGATGGTGGTGGAATACAAGAAGTGGCTCCTCATGGCGACGGGCAAGGACGCTCGGAGGGGCCGCTGCAACGAGCTGCTGGTGAAACTCCAGCAACGGGCGACGATCGTGCGCCGAGCGGAGGTGATGCGCCGACTGGGCCGCGTCCGCTTCAAGGCAAACCGACAGATGCCGCACATTCACATAACCGTGCCAGGAGTAAACGGCTCAGGCACGCAGACGTAGCCGCCGCGATGAAGGAGGCGCGGGGTGACTATGACCTCGCCGCCGCCGGGCTTGAGTGCGCGGTGATCTCCCTCAAGCAATTCATCCAGCGCGACCCGCAGCTCTCTGCGATCTGGTCGCCGAACGTCGATCAGGTGACCGTGCCGGACGAGGCCGACCTGATGCGGCGCACGCTGCCAAAAAACACCGCACCCGTGCCGAAAGTTTTGACTGATGACGTTATCGGCGAGGCCATGCTGCGTGCCGACCGCGACATCCTGCGCGCCGGGCTCAAGGGTGCAGGCATATCTGAGGGCGCGATCGCCAAACTCGGCCTGATGGAGGACATGGCCGTGAATACCGGCAGGTTCCTTGGCGCCGCGCTGGACCTGACGCACCGGATGACGGTGTTCCAGGGCGTCGCGTTGTTCGAGCAGGCCGAGTGGATACGGCTAAACATTCTCCAGGATGAGTCCCTGCCGCACGAGATCCGCATCGAGTGGCAGAAGGCCTACACCGACATCTCCGAAGTGCTGGGCAAGACCAGTGACCGTGTGCTTGCTGGCACGCAGGCCGCCGTCGCGATGCTCAAAAAGAAGGAAGAGGTCGAGGGTGGTAAGGGCGGCAAGGGCAAGCCCGGCTTCGAGCCGTTGAAGAAAGTCGGGCAGGAGCCAACCCAGCCTGACATCGAAACGTGAGAAAGATCGATGAGAGCGTTTTTTCTTGGCTCGGGGAACAGCTCGCGCCGCCGGCCCAGCCGGACTCAGCCCAGATCGACACGACCTGGCGGCCGAAGCTGAACCCAAAGCAGCAGGATGCGTTCGATTCGACCGCCCGCTACGTCCTCTGCTACGGCGAGAAGGGGTCAGGGAAGACTCGCGGACTCTTGGACAAGCTGGTGCGCCACGCCTACGAGAACGCGAATGCACTCTGCCTGATCGTGGTGAAGCAGCGCTCGATGGCGACGCAGGGTGGCGCATGGGATGAACTCATCCAAGAAGTGCTGCCAACGTGGCGTGACGGCAACCGTGACCGCAATGGCCAGTTCACCGATAATGGCATGGGGCTCTCGTTCTCGGATGTGAGCTTCGATGCCAACCGCAATGAGCTGGTGTGGATTCAGAATAGGTTCGGTGGTTGGTCGAAGGCGACCGTGATGTCGGCGCTGCACGCCGACCAGCTCCGCTCCCGTATCCGTGGCTACACACCGAGCTTTGTCTTGGTTGATGAGCTGACGAGTTGCGAATCCGACACCTACCTCGTGGCGATTGCGGCGCAGGTTGGCCGTCGCCGTGGCATCACGGGGCCGCAGCAATACTGCGCAGCGTGCAACCCGGAGGGGCCGAGCCATTGGGTTTACAAGAAGTGGTGGGAGGAGGCGTTCGATGAAGCGACCGGCCTGTGGGACCACGACTTTGAGAAGCACCATATTCCGATTCAGGAAAATCGGCACAACCTGCCGCCGGGTTACTTGGACGGCCTTGAAAAGCTCTACAAGTCCGACCCCATCGAGGCGGACCGCATGTTGCGCGGCGTGTGGGTGGATCGGCCGAGCGGCGACTCGCTCTTCCGAGATGTCTTCAGTATCGGCGCCCATGTGCGCCCGCTGAACGAGGATGGCATCCCGCATCGCCAGGAGCGGCTGTGCCCGATCCCCGGCCATCCGATCATCGTGGGCATGGACCCTGGCTCGGTCTACAACGCCTACGCGTTCATGCAGTGGCTGCCGCCCATCGCGGGCATCACGCCCTGGGAAACGGAGATGGGATGGTTGGTCTTCGACGAGGTGTGCCTGACCAAGCGCAAAGTTTTCTACCACCAGATCACCCCCATCTTGATGCGCGTGATCCGATGGTGGCGCAGCCAGGTCGCGGGCAAGCTGCCGCAGGTGTGGATATCGGATACGTCGGCGCTGAACCAGTTTCGCGCTGCGGCGCAGAGCTCGGACTCAGCCTACGACGTGCTTGAAATCGAGCGCGTTTATGCAATCTGGCGTGAGCGTTACGGGCTGGAGCCAATCAAGATCAAGCCGACGCCGAAGTTTGCCGGATCGAAGGCGGTGCGCGTGCGGCTACTGACTCAACTACTCTCCGAGAACCGCATCCTCATCTCTGCGTCCTGCGTCCACACGCGAGCGATGCTACTTAATCTGGAGAGCGAGAAGCAGAAGCCGGGCGACTTTGACCCGGACAAAGCGATGACGCCAAAGCGCTCGGACCACATCCATTTATTCGACGCCATCACCTACCCGATCATCACCTCGACGCTGGAGCCGAACAAGCTGTTGAGCGTGATGGAAGAAAATACGCAACGCGTGGTGAAGAGTTCTTGACTGCCTGTTTTGTAACCTAAAACCGAACCCATCCTATGCAAACCATCGCACTCGACCTGTCCAATAACCCCGAACTGAAATCGCTCGTCGCCGACATGGAGCCTGGCGACAAGCTCGACCTCCGCGCCGCCATCAAAGGCATGGATGACCAGAGCGTGACGCTCACCATCGAAGAGTGCTCGGAGTGTGCCGACGACTCCGAATACTCCGAGGAAAACTCCAAGGAGGAGGACTCCAAAGACTCCAAGGGCGGCGGCTACATGATGAGTAAATCGAAGGGGAAGCCCAAGGCCGGCGTGATGATCATCACCGACGAGATGGAGTGATATGCGGGCGTCCCCGATCACGCCGAACCGTGCATCGAAGCACCAGACGCCGGCCTCGCTCCGAATCGATATCCACTATGCGAAGCTCTCGCTCATCCGGCGCTGGAACTGGGAGCGGTTTCACCGCCTCGCCTCGTTTCTCAATGTCACCTACGGGGAGCTGGCGTCGCTCATCGCCCTCCCCCACTCGCTCCTCGATGGAATCCGCGAGCGCAACTATTTCCCAGGCCCGGCTGCCCTGCTCCTGACCCTGCTAGAAGCCAACGCACTCAAACTCTACTCGGACGACATCATCGCCCAACCCTTCCCGACCGACTATGCACCACCCGAAGATCCTGGAAAAGTTCGGCCTGACTCAACTCCGGCTCCGTGAGATATTCACTGCGGAGACTGACTCAGCCGACATAGCGATCCGCAAACGCTTTGAGGAGCGCATCCAAGACCGCATCGACCAAGGGGTGCGTATCTGCGCCGAGAACGCGACGCTCTATCAGGCGGTGGACATGGCGTGGGACTCGCCGCCCATCCAGAAAGAGACCATCCCGCTGCTTCTCTGGGCGCAGGGAAAGATCAAGAAAGAGGCGCTGCGCTCGCGCATCGAGGGCACGCCGCTGGAGCAGGAGTTGATCAAGAAAAAGGCGGACGGGACGATCTCCATCGACATCCCCCGCCTCCACGAAATGTCGATCACGCTGGTGCGCTCCTATGTGACCCGCCGACTGGCCGCGCAGACCTCGCGCTTCGCCAACCTGTGGCCCTACTTCCGCTACGAACCCCGTGGCGTCGAGGCGGTCTCCAAACTGAAGGCCGACGCGCTCTCGCAGCGCATGGACATCCTGGTCGATGCCTACAATATCCGGCACCTCGGCACCCAGCTTGCCCGCGACCAGCTCCTGTATGCGCGCTCGGTGGCATTCCCCCGCAGTTCATGGGATTGCGTCGAAGGCTGGCGCGCGAAAGACCTAAACGTCGAGGGAGGCGAAATCGAAGTGGAGAGCTACGTCATCCGCGAGGGCGTGGAGTTCGTGAACCCGAAGCCCAGCCAAGTGTATTGGGATCTGTCTGCGCCGCTGCCCAACATCAATACCGACACCGGACCCTCGTGGATCGGCTACTGGGGCATCGTCAAGTATGGCGACCTGCTCGACGGCAAATACTGGAACACGGACAAGCTCTCCATCGGCGCGTCGTGGGCGGAGCTGGTATCGAAGTTTCAGGACTTCTTCACCTACTACTTTGACCCAAAGATCCTCCAGTGGCCGGGCTCACGCTCGGACCCGACCCTCGGCAACAACCGCGAGGCCAACATCGGCACCTACGCCGCGACCGACAAGGATTGTGGCGTCCTCCTGGTGCAGCATTTTGAGAAGATCAACCCCAAGCAGGAAGGCATCTGCGACTACGACTGCGACATCTGGCTGCGTTTCTCGATGGCTGGCGACGGCACCGTGGTGGGCGCGGAGGCGATGCCCTCGATCCCTGCCTGCTACGGCGGCATGAACGAGAACGACCAGCGGGTGGTGAATATGTCGATGGCGATGGAGCTTTTGGCCTATCAGGACCAGCTCTCCAACCTCGCATCCCACATGCTCGGCCAGCTTCGTCTCGGCCTGCTGCAGCTCTGGCTGATCGACAAGGACTCGCTGGAGCCCGACATCCGCACCTATTTTGAGGACGGCATGAAGCGGAAGGATTTCTGGGTAGATCCGCAGGCGCTCTTCTACTCGAGCTCCAAGCTGAAAGAGCTCGGCATCATGGACCCCTCGCAGGCGTTTCGAGTGGTGCAGGCCAACCTGTCCAACACGATCGAGAACTGCTTCAACGGCATCACCCGCCTGCTCAATCTGTGCGACCGCCTCATGATCCTTAGCCCGAATGAGCTCGGCCAACCGGCGCCGCGTGAGATTTCGGCCACCGAAGTGCAGGAGATCTCCAACACCACGACCTCCATCCAGACTTTTGTGTCCGATGGCATCGATGAGCAACGCGCGGCGATGAAGAAGCT